AATAACAATAAGGTGGAAATATGGATTTTAAAAAGGCAAGAGAAAAGTTAGGCATGACACAAATTGATGTTTCAAAAGCTGTTGGGGTAAGTGTTGTTTCTTATCGGTTATGGGAACAGGGTGGGGGAAAACCGACTCCTGAAAATTTGAAGAAACTCAAAAAAGTTTTACGCATTAAGGATTAGGTATGGATCGGGGATATATCCGGTTATGGAGAAAATCATTAGACGGTGGTCTTCTTAAAAACCATAATGTTTGGGTTTTTTGGAGTTGGTGTTTAATGAAAGCTAACCATACAAAAGATAAAAAATTTGTAGTTGGTTTCCAAGAGATATATTTACAACCTGGAGAGTTTATTTTTGGTAGAAAAAAGGCAGCGGAAGAAACTGGACTGTCAGAACAGAAAATCAGAACGTGTTTAACTTTTTTAAAAAAGTCTAAAAATCTAACCATCAAACCAACCAACAAATTTAGTATAGTATCTATAGCAAATTGGAAGACTTACCAGTTTTGTGATGATGCAATCAACCAGCAATCTAACCAACAACTAACCAGCAAACAACCAGCAAGTAACCAGCAAGTAACCACAAACAAGAACAAGAGAACAAAAGAACAGAAGAACAAAAGAAGAAAGAAGCCTTTTTTACCACCGACAAAAGACCAAGTTATAAATTATTTTATTGAGAATGGGTTTGATGCTAATAAGGGTTCTGATGCTTTTGAATTTTATGATTGTGCAGAGTGGTATGATTCCAGGGGCAACAAGGTAAATAGTTGGAAGCAAAAAATGCGGAGTGTTTGGTTTAAAGAAGATAATAAAGTAAATAACAATAAAGGAATGACCAATGCTGAAAGATGGGTTCAGCAAAGGAAAGGTGAACAAAATGCAAAATGATTTTATAAAAGAGTTCGCAACTTTATATCTTGCAACATATTCTATTTATAAACGTCCAAGAGATTCAGACCCTAACCCTGTTGTATATGAGCTTTTCTATGAAGCTGTAAAGAAGTTTGGATATGATGCTGTTAAAGCTGCTTTTTCTGTCCATATTCAAAGCCCTGATAATGGTCAGTGGATGCCTAAACCAGCAGATATTGTAAGGATCATTGAAGGGACTTCAAAAGACAATGCTTTGGTTGCATGGTCAAAACTTAAAAAAACAATCAGTGCTGTTGGTTCTTATGAAACAGTTGTTTTTAATGATCCAATTATTCATGCTGTAGTTCAGGATATGGGTGGTTGGATTTTCTTATGTTCAACAACTGAAAAAGAATTACCATTTAAAAAGAATGAATTCCAATCAAGATATTACGATTATAAAAGCAAAAGTGATGTTCCGGTTTATCCTGCTAAATTGTATGGGACCCATGAATCAGAAAACTTACAAAAAGGATACCTGGAACATATACCAGAACCTAATTTAATCGGAAATCCTGTAAAGGCAGAGGAAGTTTTAAGGCTTGGGTCCAATAAACCTTCTTTAATGATTACAAAAGGGGAAAATAAAGGTCTTAAAAAGATAGGGCTAAATATCGGTGACGTAAGCTGTAATTTATTTAATACCAAAGGGGGGAATATGACCTGGATAAGAGTTGAGGACAAGTTACCAGAAGAAGGGCAAAGGGTCATTTATTATTTTGAGCATACCGGAATAGATATTGGCAGATATAGCAAGGTTAAATATCTAAAAGAATTTATTGGGTCTGATAAGGTTATCTATGGTGATTGTTTCCACGGGAATGGTGGGTGGTTAATAGACGATGTAACTCATTGGATGCCAGTACCAGATAAACCTGGAAAGGTTAAATAACCAAAGGAATATAAATAGGAGAATTAGAAATGAGAAGCGTAAAGACAGACAAATTATTTAAGGTCAACCTAAAAGGTACATATGGGACCGGATGTGGAGTTAAATATCATCGGTCTTATGTGGTAGCAAAGACGATGGATGGGGCTTATAAAAAAGTTAGAGATTATCTTGATGGTGCGGATATTGGTTTTTCATCTGATCGTGAATTAGATTCTATTGAACTGGTTGCAGAGGATTATGAATATACGGACGTTCGGACAAGATTATTTCAATAATAAGGAGAATCAAAAGATGAAAATCCAGAACTATTAAACCAATGAAAATAATCCTAATATCAATCCTGTTCCTAACATCATGCAACTATACACCGGAGAAGTTAGATTTAGGCGATTACAAGCCGATTCAATTTAATTCAGGGTATGAACCTGGACCCAAGTGGATTATCAGGGATAGAGGGCTAAAAACTAAATATTGGAGGAAAGATGAACAAGAATAAAAAGAGTTTTGTCTATTATTTTCTGGATAGGAATAAGCTTTCAATCAAGGTAATCCGGATCAAGAAAAACAGTCCTTTTGAGGTCGGGATTATCAGGAATAAAATGGAAAGGAAGTTGTTTGATTTAATGTCAAAAAAGTTCAAAAAAGACTTTCCAAAGATAAGGGTCTTACAGTATCTAAACAGTAAAAAAGAGGTCTTGCACCATCATAAACCAGGATTAGACTACAAACTTGAACAGCTTTGATTGTCAAGGGTTTTAAAGGGAAATTAAGATTCAGCTTAGAGCAAGATATTGGCTCATTGCTATTATTTTTATAGAATATCCTTGATTTACTCTATTTCTCATGTAAATATATGGTATATTCCGAAAAAGATTACCTTTTATGGGGTTTGCTTTTGAATTTTAAAAAAAACAGGCAGGAGAAAAGAGAACATGAATCTGCTGTATATTATTTTTTAAGGGGCAACACTATCAACCGGCTTGAACCAATTAAGCTCCCAAAAGAAACAACCATTCCTATTTTCCTAAAGGGTAAACATATTCACGGTCAACCAAGTGGTTGCTTTAAAGTTCCATCTTACTACGCAGGATAATATAATGCCGGTAACTCCCAAGAAACCATGCAGGAAATGTAAAAGGGTTTTAACTATAGAAACCTATTGCCCTGTTTGCGGACCGGTCATAGAACAACGCAAAAAACTTTCAGCAGGAAAGTATGATTCAAAGCGGGGCAACTCTGCACAACGTGGTTATGATGCAGACTGGTTATTTATCAGGAGTAAAAAGATTAATAAGGATTCTCTTTGTGAAGTCTGCCTTAAAAGTAAAAAGTTTATCATTGCAACATTGGTTCATCATATAAAACCGATTGAAACCCATCCACAATTAAGATTAACATTATCAAACCTTCAAAGCGTTTGTATATCTTGCCATGAAATAATCCATAAAAGAAGGGCAGCACAATGGGCAAGCTAACAATCAAATCAAAAGAAAGAAGGAAGTGGATTAAGAGAATGAGGGTATTCCTTGGATTGTGTCGTGGTTGCGGAGAAGATTCACCGGTTACAATGCTTTGTGATAAGTGCAGGACTCAACAGGTTGAAAGAGCAAAGAAGGTTAAGAGATTGAATAGAGAGAAGGACTTGTGTATTTGTGGACAACCTAAGTTGAAACGATCCGAACAATGCCAAAGATGTTATCAGACTAAAAGAAAATACAATGGCAACTATTATTACAGCAGCAAAGATTTACCGGTTGAGAATTTTGTTGAAAAAGTTGATGTATTCTTTCTATATAACAGAGATGGTGGGAAATGCCAGATATGTATATCTCAACTGAAGATGGAAACAAGATTTCCGGACTTAATGACACCGACTATTGACCATATAATTCCGTTGAGCAAAAACGGAGAGCATAGCAAGAAGAATACTCAATTATGCTGTTTCCTATGTAATAGCAAGAAAGGCACAAAGGTACTATCTAACGAAAACCAAGGAAGGTTGGTAGGATGATTTGTAGGTTAGGCATAACAAGGCACGGCAGGGGGGTCTTTTTTAAAAAGAGTTTTTATCTCTTGACCGAATGGTCAGCTTTTTTCTTCCTATGCCAAATTAAAGCGAGGGGACGTTATTAAAATAAAAGAGTGTGAAATAGAAACGCTAATTCCTTACATTAACAATGCCAGGACTCACTCTGATGAACAGGTTGCACAGATAGCTGCCAGTATAAAAGAGTTCGGGTTTAACAATCCTATATTGTGTGATGGGGATAAGGGTATCATTGCCGGTCATGGTCGATTGATGGCAGCAAGAAGGCTTGGACTTTCTAAAGCCCCAGTGATTGAGCTTTCACATTTATCTGACATACAAAAGAAGGCTTATATCCTTGCTGATAATCGATTGGCAGACAATGCCGGTTGGGATGAGGAACTTATAGGGATCGAACTTGAAGCATTGAGTGCAGAGGAATTTGATATTGAGTTGACCGGCTTTAGTTTAGAAGAAGAAAAGAAAGGGTTGACCGAAGATGATGCTGTTCCAGAGGTTGAAGAATCTATTTGTGTCCTGGGGGACTTGTGGATACTTGGTGAACACCGGCTTTTATGTGGTGACAGCACAGACATTGAACAGGTTGAAAGATTGATGGATGGACATAAGGCGGATATGGTTTTTACTGATCCGCCTTATGGGATGGGTCTTGATACTGACTACTCTCAAATGAGTCATAAAGAGGATTCTAAGAAATCCAAAGGTGTCAAAGACAGTAAGGAATATAGGCCCGTAATTGGTGATGATAAGCCGTTTGACATGGGACTGTTTGACTGGATTGATTGCAAAGAACAGTTTTGGTGGGGTGCTGATTATTATAGAGAAACAATACCAAAGGATGGCGCTTGGTTTGTGTGGGATAAAAGAACAGAAGATAATTTTGATAAAATGTATGGAAATACATTTGAATTGTGCTTTTCAAAGCAAGTTCACAAAAGGATGGTATTGAGAATCAGGTGGTGCGGAATATTTGGGAGTGAACAAGAGAGAGGTTCAAATAGGGTACATCCAACACAGAAGCCGATAGAGTTATGTCAATGGTTTATCGATAAGTTTTCACAAGTTGATGGTCGTGTTTTTGATGGATTCCTCGGTTCAGGCAGCACATTAATAGCCTGTGAAAAAACAAACCGCAAATGCTACGGCATGGAATTAGACCCACATTATTGTGATGTAATTATAAAACGGTGGGAAGAATCCACCGGTGGAAAGGCGGTCTTAAATGGCAGGGCGTAAAAAATTGCCGACACAACTAAAGTTATTAAAAGGGACACAACGGGCAGACCGGTTAAACCCAAATGAACCGATGCCTGATATTGGTATTCCAGAACCACCGGAGTTTTTATCAGAAGCAGGGCTTATTGAATGGAACAGGATTTCAAAGCAATTGGTTGACCTGGGGCTTCTTTCTAAAATAGATATGGCAGCATTGGCAATATATTGTCAGGCTTGGGGAAGGGTTGTAAAATATGAGAAGATCATTGCAGGCAAAGGAGAATTATATAAAACAAGTAACGGTAATATTATTCTTTCTCCTGCAATGTGGGTTTTAAACAAAGCCTATGAACAAGTATACAAGTTTGCAGGGGAATTCGGAATGTCACCGGCAAAGAGGGCAAGTGTTACTGCAACGAAGGTTAAAGATAAAAAGAAAGACAAGTTTAAGGAGTTCGGCACTTGAAGCATCCTTTAACAAATAAAGCGAACAAGTATGCCAGGGATTGTGTTTCTGGCAAGGTTAATGTTTGCTTACAGGTTATCCAGGCTTGCCAAAGGCATCTTGACGATATGGAAAGAAAAGACTTTCCGTTTGAATTCGATATGGATAAGTGCGAAAGGTTTTTAAGGTTCGGGGAACTGATGCCCCATTCAAAAGGGGATTTAAGCGGGAAAACGCTAAAGTGGGAACCTTGGCAATGTTTTTGTTTTGGGGTTCCTTTCGGGTGGGTCAGGAAAGATAATGGTCTAAGACGGTTCAATGAAATGTTTTTACTGATACCAAGAAAGAACGGGAAAAGTTTTGGTGCTGCAGTTGTCGGGAATTATATGTTTTCAGCCGATGGTGAAAAAGGGGCAGAGGTTTATAGTGCTGCCGGCTCAGAGAAACAGGCAGACTTTGTATTTGCTCCTGCCTGGAAAATGGCGAAACAAACACCGGCATATAAAAACCGATTTAATATAACCTTAATGGGAACACCGGAAAACCCTGGAAAAATGTGTTCCTTGTCTGATGGTTCTTTTTTT